AGGTTTAATTGCGACCTCTATAATATACTCTGTAATTCTCTGTGGCGGGCAGAGGTATACCCGCCTTAACAAAAGGGAAATGTATGAACTATGAAGAAAAAATAATGGCAAAGCATTTGCCAGACTTTGTGACAAAAAAAGTAGAGTTGAAAGAAGCATCTAAACTTTTAAAAGAAGCGTTAGATAAAATTGCGAAAGAGTTTGGACACGATCCTAAATGGGAAACTTACAAAACAGATTACAAAAAATGGGGTGGAAATTTTGAGGGCGATATGGTTGGCTATGAAGCTTGTCCCGTTTATGATTGGGGTGTAGGTTATTCTTTAGGAGCATTTCCTAAAAGTTACGATATGCATAAAAATCCGCAAGATTGGTATTTAGAATGCCATTATGGATTTGATGTAATTTTCACGGGTAAATAATATAGGAGTAACTAAAAAAGAGGTAGCATAATGAAAAAAATAAGATCGTGGAGTTTAGTTGTTGAATGGGAACACTCAAACGAAACGTGGAGTACCGAGTTAATAGGGCAAGGCGATATGGATAAACTTACTTTTAAAAATATAGAAAAATATTTAAAAAATCACGCAAAAATAGAAAATGAAACGGAGAAATAAAAATGAAAAAATATAAAGTGACGGCAGGGCAGACGGTTTATTTCACTTATGAGATAGAAGTAAAAGCAAAAAATGAAGAGCAAGCGAAAAAAATTGCATTAAACACACCAACAAGCGAATGGGACGACGAAAAATCTTGGAATGGTGACGCATTAACAGTAGATGAAATAGAAGAGGTATAATAATGACAACAAAAAAATTAAGAAAAAAAGAAAAAAATAATTTTAAAAATGTTTGGACTTGGGAAACTTGTGTATTCACACTAAGCCACCCATCAGGAAAAACAATTCAACTCAATAGCGGAGATATAAACGACTTCACGCTCGGACACATCCGTGAGGACTTGGAAAAATATATAAAAGAAACTTATAATGGTTCAATTGAATAACAATGCCTTTTTATCATCCATCATACTATAAAAAATTAAAAAAACTTTCGAGCGCAAGCGAAGCTCAAGCGACCGGCGAAAGTAGAGAAACCGGTGAAAGTAGAGAAAGTGGTAAAAGAAAGCTCAAGCGAGCGCAAGCGAACGCAGTACTACGCAGACCGACGCAAGACGACGCAAGCGAACGTACACAAGCGCAAGCGAACGTTGACTAATAATCTTTAATATATCCTGGTGGTAATATTAATCTTTCTTCACGATTAGGTTTTAAAACAATTCTAATTGATTCAGCCCCAGGCGTAGACATAGCGTGTTCTTGTACTTCTATACGTTTGATCTCTTCTAAATAACCATTAATGTATATAAATATTTTAGCATTAGATATAGCATTTCCTTTACGACCATTAGTAAACTTTTCTAAATATTCTTGAAGATGTTTTACGTACATTAAAGAGTGCCTTTATTTCTATATTCCTCTACCACAAAATTTAATTTCTTTTGTAAATCAACTATATCATTAGTTAACTTTTGATTAATTCTTTTAAGATTTTCATTTTCAATTTCTAAACTATTAATCTTAAATTCTAAATCATTTGGGCCTTTATCGTAAAGGCTTTTTGTTGGTTTCATATTGACATTATAGGATTGTTACCTTAAAATGTCAAATATGGGAGTGCCTAAAAGATTAACAGAAATGCAAAAAAGATTTGCTGAATACATTGTATTTGGTGGAGAAGAAGGCCCTTTGTCTCAAACAGAGGCGGCTATCAAAGCTGGCTATAGTGAAAAAAGAGCAAGACAAGAAGGATCAGAATTATTAAATCCTAGATTATCTCCTTTGGTAGTACAATACGTTGATAAATTAAAACAAGAAAGACTTAGAAAATTTGAAGTCACTTTTGAAGGACACTTGGCAGAATTAGCAAGAATAAAAGAAGCCGCACTTAAAAAAGGATCATTCTCGTCTGCAGTAAATGCGGAAACAAATAGAGGTAAAGCGGCAGGACTATACGTTGAGAGAAAAATTATTAAGACAGGTAAGTTAGATGATATGTCTGTAGAAGAATTAGAAGCTAGAATTAAAAAAATAGAAGAAGATTACTCACAAATTATAAACGTCACCCCCGATCCTAAACAGATCGAGGGTGATAAGTAAATTTATTCTTCGTCAGAATCCTCAACTTCATCGTCCACATCTTCGTCTTCAATGTCTTCTTGTATTTCAAGAACATCCATAATGTTAGCAATTTTGTTTTCTAGTTCTTCAACCTTTTCTTCTAATTGCTCGATCTTGTTTTTGTTTTCTTCGTCGTTATTTTTTCCAAACATATTCCCTCCTTGTTGGAGCGGGAACATATGGTTCGTTACAAAAATAATCAATCATTTTGTTTCCCATACTATATATTAACTTTTTCTAATTTCAATATACAACCAATAGGAAATATATTTCTGTCGCTAAATACCTCATCTTTGTCATCGTAACTAGCAAAGGTTCTTAAAAACTTTCTATCCTTAGAATAAACATAGGCCATTGTAGTCATTGTACTAGCTTCAAACTTATCAAATTCTTCTGCGGTAGCGTGACCGGCATCCCCTGTAATATCAACCCAATGAATTTTATAAAAGTAATATTTATTTTTATTGATTACTACGTGTTTATATTTTGATTTTTTAGCCCGTTTCATATTATCTGTATACACGGTTTAAGATTATATTTATATCATTGATAATGTCTCATTTGCCTTAATTCTGCCACATTTGACCTATGCCGACACCTAATAAGAAAAATTTTTACAATGCGCTATTTTAAAAAAAATATAAAATGGTATCGGCAATGCCAAAATACCCCTTAAAATGACCCAGAACCATTGATATTATTGACTTTTTTCGCCGACACTTTAGGTATCGGCCTGGTATCGGGCCGATATCGGCATTTTTAATTTGTACAATTATAAGTTGTATTTTGAGCTAAAAAACCCATAATGGACGGAAATTTACCGATAGCCGATACCTCGCCGATACCTCGCCGACACTTTGGGTATCGGCATTTTGTGACACAATCTTGCCACAATCTTGCCACAATTCTGCCTTAATTAGGTAATCTTGCCTTTGATAAAATCCTCAACCGTAACCTGATCCGTGTTCCGTGAGCCTTGTTCCTTCTCGCTTTCATATTCATTATTGATCAACTCATAGTAATCATTAATTCGTTTTAAAGCTTTATGTTTCCATTGTCTTAACTCAGCATCCTTTATGCAAAACTCTTGGTAATACAAGTCTGGCGTGCAAATCATAATAACACCTTGACGAATATTGGATCCGTGAACATAATCGTGTGCCATAGCATACATTGCAATCTGTAGTTTATAATCTTCAACCCATTCTTCTCTTTTAGGTCTATTAGATTGTTTAAAGTCTATAATCGTATCCATATCATTATGCACACCTACAAGATCCGTAGACCCCGCATATAGACCAGGATAATACAATGTGACCTCTGACCCATAATAACCAGAGATCGGCAAAAATCCGGTATCTATGACCTTCCTAGCCATACGTTTTGCCTCTTGCCCAAGATCAGTTAAATCCTCATAACCTCTACCAATGATATAATTTTCTAAATGTTTATGCATAGAAGTACCACGTTTAGAGGACATGTTCTTGATTCGTTCAGCTTCTGTTGCTCCTTTGTTCGCAATCCACCTCTTTAAAAATTCTTTATCCTTAGTTTTATCTAAGATGGTTGTGACCGATGGTAATCTTATGCCGTTAACGTCATAGGTTCGTGGGCCTTGGTCATTGATCTGACGAAACGTGCTGTAATTATATTTGTCTATTTTCTTTAACATATCTATTAAACTCCTCTACTAGTTGATACCATTGTTGTTTGTATTTTTCCTCTCTAGTTTCACTCCACTTAACATACGCTTGTTGTATCTTTAATAATAAATTCATTTCTTTGAAAAAAAATGAGAGATCTCATCTAGTATAAATATTAAAAAGATAATGGTTAAAACGCAAATCATCATAATAAATATCAAAAAACTATAAACGATACTTATCGTATATCTCAATATATCTTTTACAATTTTCATAAAATTCTTCATAGCTATCTCTCCCCTTCATTAAATTAAATCTTTCACTAACTAAAGTAAAGTTGTCAACGTGATTATTTCTTCGATCACCATCCGCATGATCACAGTGTACATCGCTAAACTCAGCGTTAACTATTTTATCTGTTAACTTACATCGAACCATTGGATACATAACCGCTATGCCTTTTTCATAGTCAGGTAATCCCGTCCATTGATTAACGGCTTGTTTGTATTTATCATTCCGTGTAATGCCGGGCCATACCTTATTTAAAAAATCCCAAATCTTAGCATTTTGATATTTTAATTCTTTTTTGTTCATAGTATATCTTCCTTTCACCCTTGATTTAAAACCGTAAACAAAGTTTCTAGCTTTCTTTCTAATGGAACCTATTTGCACTATTGGATTATTTACGTAATCACCCCTTAGTTTCTTTCCCTTACCACTCGAATTAAAGTTTTCAACTTTCTTAAACATACCTTGCATGTTTTTTATTCTACGAGCTTTTGTTTTTTCTTTTTGACCTTTGCCTAAATGATAAGAAACGCTTCCCTTACTAACGTTTAAACGTTTAGCAATGTAGCTATAAGTAAAGCCACGTCTACCTAAAGACAAAATTTTTTCTTTTTTATAACTATTCTTAGAGAGTTCAGTTCTCATTTAACTGTTATAATTTTCCAAGAATTCTTAGCCGTACGCCAATCTTTCTTTTTAGCATCCCAGTATCTTTTACACAAATTACCTGTTCCATTAGCAATAAACTCATATTGTTTTTCAAAGTGTGGATCATAGGGTCGTTTTATTTTTTTACTGTCTGACTCTGAATAATAACTGATGTAGTATTTAGTTTTTTTCATGATTATATTTCCTTTCTATTTTTAATACTTCATTATTCCTTTTTCATTTGTCATTTTTATATCCTGTTCCTTTTTTTCTATCACCCCATCGTTTACCCCAAGCATAGACATTCATTTTACTTCCAATGGATTCCATCCAAGCTAAAGGTAAATCTTTTATTTTCTTAATGAGACGTTTGATCTTTTTTTTCATCTGTTTCTATTTCTCCTTCAGATTCACAAACTGAACATTGAATGGTTACTTTATTTTTTTCACTTTGATCTTCCCATATTCTTCGATAACCATTTCCATTACAGTATTTACATATTACTTTCATGATATTTCTCCTAAAATAGGAATAACATTTGTTTTATAAACTTCACTAGTCCTCATAATCTTAAAGGAGCTAATGTATTTTAATATTTCTTCCTCTCTTTTTAATGCTCTATTTAGTATTTTTTTTCTTACATACTCTGAGTTTTTACCAGCAAAAGCACACACTTTTTTAAAGTGTACAGAATTATCTTTAAACCAATGAATAGCTTTTAAAGCTTCATCATACTCATTTGAATTTAATGCATCCTCTGCTGCTTTAACTAATACTGATACCCACAAATGTTGTTCTGGTGACAATCTGTCACCAAACAATTGTATAACATTACTATTTATTATTGGTTCTCTGTATTTTCCCATTATATTTCTTAGCCTCTTTATTTACTATTGTCTCTACTGTCTTACTTATTGAAAGTTCTGTATCCGGTAACAAAAGTTTGGACAAAGCTTTCAATGTGCTGTATGTTGAATGTTTCAACGATACGTTTTTATATTTAGTTGTATCCGTCATATTTCTTCCTTTGTTACTAGAAGTATAAATATAAAACGTAGGATAGTCAAGGAGTAAAATGAAATTCTTATTAGTAATTCAAATATGTTCTGTAATTGCGCAACAATGTACACAACCTGTTGAAATAGGTAGATACAAAGACCATTTTGATTGTGCAACCGCAGGTTTTCTTAATGCTATGGGTGCAATTAGGGAAATAGGCGTTGAAGAAGTAAATCAAAACAAATTATTAGTTAATTTCTCCTGTAAAGAACAAGAATCCATTTGACAATTGTGGCAATAATATGTTATATTGTTGTCAATTTCTCACCTTAATTACCTATCCCCTTTAATTTCCCTTTTGTGGATAGGTATGTTCAAAATGGTTCTGTATCACTGCAATGATAACCAACAACGATCTCACCTTTATAAGTATGGAAATAATGATTTTGTTTTGGTAATGGATATTTTCTTTCGTGTGTGATGACATTCTTATCCCACCATATATCACAATCTAAATCGTGCGTTTCAATTTTTAATAAATCACCGTTAGTTAATATTAACGCTATGACTAATCCTTTGTAAGATGCAATCTCAAACACCTTGTCCTCTATCTTTTTTTCTACGTGGAACTCTTTTATTATATGATTTGGCGTGTCTGCCCGGACGTTTTCTTGGAAATTCTTTTATGAAAGTTATGGCTCCAATGTTTGCTTTCTTTCTAGCCATCTTAGTCTATTCTTAAAACCATTTCAGTATCTTTATTAACTTTCATGTATTTAATGACTCCATTAATTTTTTGTTCTAAGTCTTCTCCACACGAAACACATCTAAAAAATCTGTCTTCAATTTCTACTAGCATAGTATGTTCACTACAAGTAGGGCATTCTCCACTTACGATTTTTGTTTCAAATTTCATTTTCTATAATTAAGTATACCACCAGAGATATCCATAAGTCCAGTCTCACGGTTTAAATATTTATACTCAATCTTTGTCAATTCGAAGTCTTTTGACATTTTTTTGCATATATCATTCTCGTCAAATTCACCACAAGAATAAACATCAAATTGAATTAATGCAGGAACAGGTTCGTCCCAAGTATGCATTACGATATGTGAAGTTTCTATGATTGCTGCAACTGTTAAACCTCTGTTGC